TAAATCGGGAAATCACTTCCCGAACTTATGCCCCTTGGAGATAATACTGGGCGCGCACTATTTTGTGGCAATTTTTAGGATTTTGGTATAATATGAATTTGAAACATAACGAAATTGTTACAATCTATATATAAGGTAAGCCCCTTTATATGTGGAGATAGGCTATTTATATAAACTATTTATAAAAAGAAACCCCAACCTCTGAAGCCGTGAAAACGGCACAGGGGTGGGGGTCTTTCTGACCGTAAGGTATGGGTTTTAGGATGAAACTTTCAAGTCTTTTTTTTGTAAAAGTAAAAATAATCAGTAAAAAGGGTTGCGTCTGATAATATATTGGAGGAATTTAGGTTATGAAGAAATACACACTTACCATTAAATACAATGATAAGACGGATGAGATCATTGAAGTTCAAGAGGAAATCATATCTTCCAATGAGTCATCCCCCATTATGGCAGAGCCGGATACAATGGAATTGATGATGAAGGCTAATCTGCTTGAAATGTTGTCCAATTTCCCTGGAGAAGTCCTCGGAGAAGGGTAATGCGCCAATATAAAATTGGCAAAAAACAACACACGGTCTTCGATGAAGACCAAGAAATCCCCACAGACATAAAAGTCGTTAAAAACTGGCGAGAGGGTCATTTAGGTGATTGGGTCAGAGCTGATGACGGGTGCGTAATCCAAATTCTAAGAGAGAATAGGGTTATGACCCGGGGTAAACACCCTGTAAAATACATCGGTACATGCACAGGAACCTATCTCTGCCGTGAGCGTGATAAGATGGATACTGCAAGAAGAGAGAATATTTACTCATTTTCTGCAAAAGCATCCAATAATACCGCAAAACGGATAAAAGACAGGGATTATTTGACCGCTAACGAAGCTATGTTTGCAAAATACCTTGCAAACGGCTTTTCCCCACAAGAAGCATACATGAAGTCTTTTTCAACAGAGAACAGAAAGTATGCAAAGATGAAATCAGCCGTCCTCGTTAAACAGGAGCGAGTAGTGAGTGCAGTAAAAGAAGAGCTGGATGCAGTCTTAAAGGGGCTTGGTGTAGATCTCAAGTATCTTATAAAGGGTGTAAAGCTGGAAGCGGAGGGCGCAGATCGCTCAGGTGATCGCCTTCGTGCATTTCAGATGCTATGGGACGCAGCAGATGTAGTCCCCAAGCAAAAAGTGACCCAAATGACCGGTGCGGTCTTCCAAGGCTTTTCTCAAGATATGCTGGACAATGCAAAACGCCCAGAATTGAAGGGGAAAGTGGAGGATGCCGCAGACACCGATTCGTAGCCCAAAACTTACCCTTGGACAGAGGCTCGTAAGAAGATTCCCCTCTCAGCATAGAGATCCTCAAAAATCCTCAGAACAAATGAGGGCATTGAGCAATCTTATTGATTTTATATTGCCCCAATCTAAAGCCGAAGCTCTTCTAACTTTAGCTGGAGGACCAGTAATTGGAAAAGCCATAGGTAAACCACTTACTGTTTATAGGATCGCTAAAAAATGGTATCCAGGTAAAATGGTTAGGGATGGTGAATTTACTGGAAAAGCAGGCGAGGAGATTTACACTTCATTACGAAAAGATGTCGTAGATGGGTATGCGCGAGCATTGAAACATAACGCTGAAAGGCGTGGTAAAAAAGTAGATCCTATCCTTTTGGAATTTGAACTGCCAGAATCTTGGGTTAGGAAAAACTCAAGAGAATTTTTAAAAGAGGGCTGGGAAAGAGGCACTGCCCATGAGTATCGAACAAATCCAATCCCTAAAAAATATTTTAAAAAGCTTTACAAAAATGAATATGAATGATCGAATATAAGGGAAAAACACAGAATGCCATCGAACCGAGAGATTGAACTATTACATCGTCTAAATAAGCGGAAAAATAAAAAAATTTCGAGCGCGAAGCGCTCTGAAAGCCCTGTCGAACTTCTGCCTTTGAATCAACGACCTCCTGTATCCGTTGGGGAATGGTTTGTTCAAAAAGTACCTTACAAACCTAGTAAAAGAGATTTAAGAAGAATGAGATCGGGTGAACTTGATCCGCTGGATTTCGCGGAGCGAAAGAGAAGGGCGGAGAAGACCGCGGCGACTATCTTCGACGCAATAGTTCCTCAAAGTGGTGCCGATATGGCTATGTATGCAGGGGCTGGTGCTTTGGGAGCTGGTGCTAAAACATTGGTAAAGCTGGGAAAAAGGGCGGGAGTGAATATCCCAGCCCCAGAAAGTTATGCTATTCGTGGTAAGCTTGAACAAATAATCGACGCTTATAAAGATAGACCAGCAGATTTTTATAAGGCAATCAGGTATGATGTACCTATTAATAAGAGATTAATACAAGAAGCTAAATCAATGGGATCGTCAGATAATTATAATTTTTTACTTACCCAAGATTATTTTTTAAGACGCGGTTTAAAACTGCCATCTACTCCTATAGGCTTGAAAAACAAGAAATTTTTGGAGAACAATCCAGGATATATACCCGTGGCTAAGGGCTGGCAGAAAATGATGGACAATATTGTAGAGTACACTATAGTGGATTCCAAAACTGGCAAAGTTATGCCCTATGCCTCCTTCGGGGAATTGCCGGACGGATTGAAACGTGCTCTTAAAAATAAACAATACGGGTTATCCGTGGAAGAATTTCCTCCTTTTGGCGGTTTTACGGCGTTCAAGGGTTCTCGCGTTATTAAGGATAGTCCCATTAAGGGTGCGAGAGAAATATATGCGACTTACCGAGATGTTTCAGACTTTAATCCAAATATGGGGAAAACGATTCCATATATTAGTGAAAAGCTTAAGGCGGGTGGAAAATTGGGCGATATTTTAAAACACAAAAGCAATATAAATACTAGATATGGTGCGGATATAGGTTCTGACTTATTTCGGGGAATTTTGTCTAAGTTTATGAAACCAATAACATGGCAGGGCGAGATGGCTTGGGTGCAAATGCCTAAATCGGCAAAGTTGGCTTCCAATATTAATAAAAGTGGAAAGGCGTGGAAAATCAAACGCGTATTTGACCCGAAAACAGCGGGCGTAATGGATATTGAAGAAGCGCGTAGGTTGTCCATTGTGGAAAATCGGTATATGATTAAAAAGGGAAAGGATGGGAAGTATCGACTTATGGAATTGGTGGAGGCTTCCCCAAAACAGTTAGATTGGGGCAAAAAGGTTGCAAAAGCTAATAAATATCTTAGAGATAAGCATTATTATGAAGGCGTAAAACGGTTTAACCGATAATGCCCGATAACCCTTTCACATTAGACGATCTTGATAAACCCGTCAACAAGGGGTATATCACAAGAGAAGAAGAATTAAAACTTCACCGAAGAACTAGAAGAAAAGAGCCGAATTGGCGAATATCAACAAACACAACGTCTCCAAAGAAGAAGAAGCACTCTTAGAAGCGTCTAAGGACATGATTGCTTTTGGCAAACTCTTTTTGCCTGATGACTTCATGCGAAGTGAAACGCCTTGGTTTCATTATGAAATTGCTGATTCAATCATGGATAAGGATACCAAACAGCTTGCCGTGATTATGCCCAGGGGGCATGGTAAGACAGTTTTGACCAAATGTGACGTACTTTGGCGCTTTTTATTCGAGCGGGATGAACCTCTTTTTTACGGATGGGTTTCTGCTACAGCCAAACTGGCAACTGGGAATATGGACTATGTTAAACACCATTTAGAGTTCAATGATCGGATTCGATACTTCTTTGGGGATTTGAAAGGCAGAAAATGGACCGAAGAGGATATTGAGCTGTCTACAGGGCATAAACTCCTGTGTAAATCAAACATTTCGGGGATTCGTGGTGGTGCGAAACTCCATAAACGCTATGACCTAATTGTATTGGATGACTTTGAAGATGAAAATAATACCATTACTCCAGAAAGTAGAGCAAAGAACTCAAACCTTATCACTGCGGTTGTTTATCCTGCTCTGGAGCCTCATACTGGTCGGCTCCGCATTAACGGTACTCCTGTCCACTATGATTCTTTTATTAATAACCTGATTACCAATTACGAGAAAAGTAAGAAGGATAAATCAGAGTTTGCATGGACGGTTAAAACTTATAAGGCAATAGACAAGGACGGCAACGCCCTCTGGGACTCATGGTTCCCTAAGAAGAAACTAGAAGAAAAGAAGAAATTCTATCAAGATTCTGGTCAGCCGCAGAAATTCTGGCAGGAATATATGATGGAGGTTCAGTCTGCCGATGATTCAATATTCAATATGCGTCATATTAAATATTGGGAAGGACATTACCATTGGGACGAAGAAAAGATGATTGGATTCATATATGAGGACGGTCAGCCCAAACCGGTGAATGTTTTTGTTGGCGTAGACCCTGCTACCGATTCAATCAGGAGGGATTCAGACTATTCGGTTATTATGGTCGTTGCTATAGATGAAAATAATACTGTTTATGTGCTAGACTATGTGAGGGAGAGGGGGTTACCTGTTTTGGGGATTCCCGGAGAACCGAAAGAAGGAATAGTGGATAAAATGTATAATCTAGCAAAAATTTATCATCCACAGCTTTTTGTGGTCGAAGATACTACCATGTCCAGACCTGTATTCCAATCCCTTATAAGCGAGTCGAGAAGAAGAAACGATTTTTCTGTAAAATGGAAAGAAGAAAAACCGGGAACAAGAATGAGCAAATTGGATAGAATACAAGAAGTACTTGCACAGCGGATGACCATTGGTGCTGTAAAAATTAAAAAAAATCATTTTGACTTACAGCATGAGATTGTAACTTTTGGTCCCCGAATGGCGCACGATGACACCATCGACGCCCTGGCATACGCAGTCAAGTATGCACACCCCCCACAAACCGTCCAAAAGAAAGATGGAGAGTTCCATCGAAAATTTTCTAAACCCAAAAGTTGGGTTGTTGCTTAAAAATGGATCTATTGGATGGCAAAAACTGACAAAACTGCTGATCGGGTACAGCAGTTATTTAAATCGTTAAATGGTTCAGTGAGACAGTCTTGGGAGACTGTTAATCAGGAGGGGTACGACTTTTATCTTGACAATCAACTCAGCCAAGAAGAAGAAAAGGCGCTGGAAGATACGGGGATGCCGACATTTACAATCAACCGTATTATTCCTGTTGTTGAGATGCTTAATTATTATGCTACGGCATCTAACCCCCGCTGGCAGGCAGTCGGGGCGGAAGGATCTGACTCAGGAGTAGCTGCTGTATTTTCAGATATTGCTGACTATATATGGAATAACTCCAATGGGTCTGTTTTATACTCTAATGTAATTAATGATGCTATTACCAAATCGGTAGGATACTTACTTGTAACTGTAGACCCAAATGCAGATAATGGCATGGGAGAGGTGATTGTTCGCCAACCTGAGCCTTTTGATGTATTTGTAGACCCCAAATCCAGAGATCCCCTTTTTAGAGATGCTGCTCATGTATTTATCCGAAAAATATTTTCCAAAACACAATTAAAGAATATGCTCCCCGCCTATGCCAATAAAATTGACAAGGCATCTGGAGATTTGCAGGGAGAGCTAGATTATAGTAAAAACTCTGCAAATTCAGGCGATTTTCAATATAAGGAAATAAAAGACGTTTTTGACGAAAAAGGTACGCCGGACGAATTGCTTGAGTTCTTTGAACTTTACGAAAAAAAGAATATTGCTCTTTATAATGTATTCTTCAGGGTCTTGCCCTCAAAAGAAGAAATGGAAAAGGTCACGCAAGGTGTAAAGGTAAGGCTTGAAGAGATGCGTCAGGAGATGGAGGTTCAGGTCAAGGAGCTTCAAAAAGAATTGACACAGGGGGTAGAGTCTGGTGAGGTGATCCCTGAGAGAATGGTGCTGGAAGTTGAAAAGCGTTTGAAAGAAAACAGTGAAAAACTGGCTCAAGAAGAGCAGAGACTTATGGCGGAGGCTCAAAAACAAGCATCTATTATACAAAACAATATTGTAACCGAAGATGAATACAAGGCGTTACAAAAAAATAAAGAATTTATGCAAATGCTAGTAGAGGCGGTCAAATTCTACCGCCCCGGCATTAAGCTTACCTGCGTTGCAGGTGATAAAACACTATATGAAAAGAATTTACCCATAGAAGAATATCCGTTGATCCCATTTACCTACAAGTGGACTGGTACGCCATACCCGATGAGTGCGGTCAGACCCTTAGTAGGGAAGCAGCGAGAAATAAATAAAGCACATCAACTCATGGTACATAATGCATCTCTAGGTTCATCTTTGAGGTGGATGTATTACGAAGGCAGTGTTGATACAGATTACTGGGAGAAAAATAATACCGCACCCGGCGCTATGCTGCCGGTGAACCACGGTTACGATCAACCCAGAGAAGTACAACCCGCCGCTTTAAATAATGCTTTTTTCTCTATTGTAGAGGCTGGAAAAAACGATATGGAGTATCTTGCGGGAATTTACAGTTCCGCTCAAGGGGATACTCAACAACAACACGAAACTTATAGGGGGATGTTAGCCCTCGATGAGTATGGGACACGGAGGGTTAAACAGTGGCTTCAATCGAGTATTGAGCCGGCGTTAAAACAAACGGGTGAAGTTATTAAGCAGTATTCACAAGCCGTCTATAAGGCGCACAAGGTATTCCGTATTGTTCAGCCAAACGCATTACAGGAAGAAAGAGAAGTGGAAATCAATGTACCTATCTATAATGATATGGGCGATGCTATTTCCAGGTGGAACGATTATGAAACTGCAAAATTTGATGTAAGAATTGTGGCAGGTTCTACTCTGCCCGTAAACCGCTGGGCGTATTTAGCGGAATTAAAAGAATTAATGAAACTGGGTGTGGTGGACGATTTGGCTGTATTAGCTGAAACGGACATCAAGGATAAAGATGCGATTGCCAAGCGGAAATCCATCTATGCCCAGATGCAGGAAGCGATTCAATCTCTACAGGATCAGGTAAAAGATAAAGACGGTACGATTGAAACGCTGGAAAGACAATTAGTCCAATCTGGAATCAAAGACAAGGTGAGGACTATAGAAGCGGAGCTTCGGAAAGGTGCAACTACGGCGCAGGGCAGAATGTCCCTAACCGCCAGTAAGGCAGAACAAAACACCGAAGTGATGAAGCAAAAAGCGCAAGTTGAGCTCGAGCGTGAGAAATTAAAAAAGAGCTCAGAAACCCAAAATGGGAGTAAGTAAATGGAGAAACTAGCAAACTCAGAAGCGCTTAATCAGGATATTGATATCGACACTATGGATGATAGCATTCCTGAAACGGTTGCAACTGACTCTGGCGACTTCTTTGAAGCATTAGACCGAGATGTAAACGGTCTGATATTAGACGACCAGCCAGCAGAGA